GTCACGAGCGGCGGACTCTTGGTCAATGCCCCACTGCATTGCCGCGTTAATAAAGCCCTCCTCACGTTTGCCCGTAAGGCGCTCGCAAACCAACTCGGCCAAGTAGTTCGCTCGAGAGGCGGCGTAACCAGACTTCGTGCGCGCTACAACGTCGGCAACTCGGCTAGCAGTCACCTTGCCGATTCGCTCGGCAAACCATTCTGGCGTTCTCTGTTCCATCAAGCCCCCAACTTTGCCTTGCGAGCGGTGAACAACGCTTGATGCGCTTTACGCTCCTCGGGCGACAACTGCTTGAAAAGCGAAGTCAGTTCCGCCATGTTCGCCGCAAGGTCAATCGCGGTTTCGATGGCAGGATCGGTCACAGGCGCCGCAGCAACCTCATGCGTCGTTGCATCGGCGTCATTGTCCGCCTCGGTCGGGATACAGAAAGTTTGAAAAGCAGCATACTTATACGCAGCAGACATCGCTTTATTAGACGACTTGTCACCACTGTCCATTGCCTCCCCGACTGTGATTACCGTGTGCTTGGAGCCATCCTCTGCGGCCACAAAGTCGAACTCGACGATAAGCGTCGTGTAGAACAACGCGCCGCCCGACTTGGTTTGCCGCTCCAGCACCTGCCGATCCTTTACTCGAGGCAGGATGCACAGGCCGTGCTTCGACAATAGCGGCGAAAGCGCGCCGTATACTTGGTCGATCCCTCTGAACTGATAGCCCTGCTGGGCGTTCTTGGAATCTTTCGCAATGCCAATGCGCGACAGATCGGCGGTAACCGCCGCAATCTTTTCGTAAACCTTCATTTATTTGCCCTCCGAGAGCTTTGCGATTGCAATGTCGATGTTTTTGAGAACGTCACCGAAAAGTGAATGGAGCTCAACTGCTCCTTCGGCGTCAATGCGGTTTAACTCGTTGACCGCCTCGATGACGTTGAACATCGCCATCTCCGCCTTGTCCTGCTCCATGCGAAGCGCATCGCGCTCCATCTCAACGAGCATTTGTTCGTGAATGTCATCCATTTGAATCTCCATGCGAGGCCAATCCTCGGAGGCAAGTATGTCTAGGTTGACATCCCCTGTCAACACTCTTAACCTGCCCGCATGACTCCAAAAGATTTAATCAAAAAGTACGGCTCTCAAAACGCCGCTGCCAAGGCGCTTGGGATCACACGCCAGTCAATCAACAAGTGGTTTCGGGACAACAAAATTCCGAAACTACGCCAGTATCAAATCCTGCTTATGTGGAAGCAAGTTTGATGCGTTACATAAGCGTTTGTAGCGGGATCGAAGCCGCAACCGTAGCGTGGCATCACATGGGGTGGACGCCGGCATGGTTCAGCGAAATTGAACCGTTCCCGTCTGCCGTGCTCAAGCATCATTACCCGACCGTCCCGAATGTTGGGGACATGACGAAATACGGAGAGTGGCCCGATGAATCAGTTGACCTTCTCGTTGGAGGAACACCCTGCCAATCCTTTAGTGTCGCAGGACTTCGCGCAGGGCTTGCCGACCCTCGAGGCGGACTCATGCTTACCTACCTTGAGATCGCTCGGCGTTACCAACCTAGATGGGTTGTCTGGGAAAACGTCCCCGGTGTCTTGTCATCCAACGGAGGACGGGATTTTGGTTCCTTCCTCGGCGCGTTGGGGGACTTGGGGTATGGGTGGGCCTACCGGGTCTTGGACGCTCAATGGTTCGGAGTGGCCCAACGCCGCCGCCGTGTGTTCGTTGTCGGACACCTTGGAGACTGGGAGCGTGCCGCAAAGGTTCTTTTTGAGCGCGAAAGCGTGCGCCGGGATTCTCCGCCGAATAGAAAAGCGTGCGATACAAATGCACCCATTTGCGTTCATGGCTCTCAAAGCCCAATTCATGAAATAAACATAAGCATGGCATTAGCTGCGCAGTCAAAAATACTGGTTTGCACAAATGGGAAAGCGCGTTGGCTGACTTGCGAAGAATGGGAACGCCTGCAAGGTTTCCCAGACGGCTATACCAACATACCGTGGCGCAAGAAGCCGGAAGCACCGGATCACCCTCGGTACAAAGCATTAGGTAATAGCATGGCGGTGCCGTGCATGAAGTGGATCGGAGAACGAATCAACAAGGTGGACAATGAATAACGACAAATCAATCGTCAGTAGCGACATTAGCTACATGGTCGCCGGCAACGTCCAAATGTGGGCGGAGATCGCTGCAACCCCTATGGGCAAGTTGCGCCTGGCCGACGCCTATCTCGGGCGCATTACGGTCGGCCCGTGGGAAACCCGTAAGATGATGACCGACGAACTGAAGGGCATGATTGGCGGCATAGTACGTGAGGCGAAACCGGAAGACGTGCTAGGCGACCCACACGTCCGAGGCATGGTTCGGCACCTGTGGGGCGAAATGGGCGTCACTCGATTACAACGACGGATGGAAGAAAATGCGCTACGCGAAACGCAGGGACAACAACCACAAGGAAATAGTGACCGCGCTACGGGCGGCAGGGTTTGACGTTATCGACTTTGGGTCGGCGGGTCACAGTATCCCCGACCTGCTCGTCTCCAGAGAGGCTCAGATCGGCGCGCCGTGGACCTGTTGGGTAGAGGTCAAGGATAGCGGCGGACGGCTGAGAGACGGCCAGAAGCGGTTTCAGAGCTTGTTTGAGCCGAAGGGCGAGTGGTACGAGGCTCGGAACGCCGCCGACACGGTTTGCGCCTTGCAAGCCCTGTACTTGAGCCGTGTAAAATAACTTGTTACAGTAGTGTCTATGATTAAGAACTGGAATGAACTGAACGCCGTCCTCAACAAACTGTCCGAGGATGAGGTCAAGTCGACGCTACTCGAGGAAGTGGCCGGGGCGAAGCGCGGTACGTTTGTGAAGCGTCTTCATCAACGGTACTGCGCGCTCCGCGCCAGCCGCGAGCGAAAAGAGCTTAAAGCCCTCGTCGCAGGAACTTCAGATAGTCCGCCCCTTCCTGTGGTTCCCACCACACTTTCACCAAGTCTGGATGCCCTTCCGGCAGCGCAGGGTTAATCGTCGTCAAGACGCAGGGCGAAAGCGCGTTGTCGCGGAAGCCTTTATCCTTTGCGAAACGGTCATACACCTTGTACGAGGCCACCTTCAGCGCGTGCATGGTGATGCCGGTTATCGCGTCTTTTAGAACGCTATAGGCCGACTCGTGCTTGTGCCCGGCGACGTAGATGTGGTCTCGGGTTCCCATGATGGCCGCCTTCATCGGGCCGTGCGCCGGGTTCCAGATCGACGAACCCGAGTGGTCGTGTCGAGCATTGACGCGAACCTCGAGGCCGTTCGGGAACTTCAGCGCAATACGCGCCTCAGACGACTTGTAGAGCGCGTCCTGTTGCTTGGCGATCCAGCGTAGCGGGTCACCCGCGCCCGACCAGGCGTCATGGTTGCCCGAGATCATGTATAGCCAGTTGCACCGGCCAACGAACCACTCGGCCAACCGCCAGGCCTGCGCCGCTGACGTACTCTGATCGGCGTATAGCCGCGCCAAACGCCCGACCCAGTTGTTCGTGGTGTCGCCCACGTTCACGGCAAAAAGCCCCTTGGTGGCGTTTACGAGCGCCGTATGACGTTCTAGGGCTTCGATGTCGGTGCCGTCGTCGTCGACGTGCGGGTCGCCAAAGTGCAGGATGCCAATGGCGCCGTCGATCTTAATGCGGATCGGGATTAGCTTTGACGCTTCTTCGTAGTTGCGTTTGTTGGCGAACTGACGTTTGCGGTGAGCAATCAGTTCTTCAATGGACACGTCGTTTATCGGCAACGGGGTAAACTCAAAGTCCTTTTCTTCGGGACGAGGCGCCTGGTAGGTCGACTCTAGTCCCTCCACCCCTTTTGCGATTAGGTCGCCAGCCCGCACCGTAATGTTGCGGACGCTAATCCCTAGTTCTCTGGCGGCTACCGCCCTAATTCCTTTGTTCTTTCGTAAGCAAGCAATCAGTTTTTCGTCAGAAATAACTCGCTTAGGCATAAGTCCTCTGGTGTTAGTGCTCCCAAAGAGAACTTAACACAAAACAATCGCTTGTAACAAATACTTATACGGTTCTTTGGAAATGAGGCACGTCGACAAAGCGCCACTTGCCGCCCCACTGATTCTTTGGGTGCAGCGATTCCCAATATTCGCCAACCGGCGCCAAGGTCTTTACGTCGTAAACCAGTTTGCCGTCTTTGAAGAAATTAAGGTCGATGGCGCATCGCTTGATATGGATGCTATTCATCGTCTTTGACCGGCCAGTCTTAACGTAAATCTGCTGCTGGTCGATGGTTCGAGCCAGTTCGCCGCCCGTGACGGTGAAGCCGAGTTCGGTAGCCTTGGCGATCAGTTTGCAGGCGTCTAGCAGGAACGCCGCTTGGTCAGCAACGAGACTCATTTGGTCTTCATCTCCATGACCTTCTCAACCGTGCGGCCACCAAAGTAGGCCAACATCACGATCTGTCCCCAGTTACCGAGCAGAGTCACATACGACTCGTTCGCTTCCATACCAAAGGCGGACATGAAGGCAAACAGGAAGTAGCCGGCAAGGATGGCGATTAGAGTCATAGGCCGGATGTTTTTGGAGAGCCACGAGTCAGACGACATATCGGCAGTCCAGCGATCCGTGACCGCAGCCGCCTCTGCCTTGAACGCCTCAATGTTGAGCTTGTTTTCTTCAAGGCGGAGTTTCATCAACTCCTCCTCGTGCTCCATCTCGGCAATCTTAATCTGAGCAATCTGCTCTGGCGGCATATCAGCGGCCAACTTAACGCCGAGTTTGTCCTCAACAAACTCCTTGCCCTTCGCCATGACGGCGTTTGCCACCAACCCTAGCCCGTTAGAGAGCAGGGTCTGAATCAACGGCATCATCGCTTTTCGCGCTCCTCGAGCAGGCGCAGGCGGACGTTCAAGTCGTTAATCTCGCGCTGCAGGTCTTCACGCAATTTGGCACGCTTCTCGGCAGACAACGGCGAATCAGTCGGGACGCCTTCGGACGTAATTAGCGCAGGCATCTTGGACTCAATGCTTATAAGCCGATTGCTGAACGAGGACACCTGCCCAAGTAGCCAGCCAATGCTGACCACCAGAATCGGTATCACCATCTTGAGGATTTCGCCCCAGTTCATTTCTTGTTCACCAAGTCGAACAACGCCTTAACCTTTTCTTCTAACACCGCAACCCGCAGGTCAAGTTTCGATAACACGATAATCAAGGTAATGATCGCAAATAGAACCGGCCATGCTTTGATAAGCAGTTCTACAACGTCCATCACTTGTCGGCCTTCGTCTCTAGCCGGTCAAATATCTTCTCAAGCATTGCCTTGATGTCACGCACGTCCTCGCGGTAGTCGTCTTTAGCGACGTACTGTTTCGGCAAGTCCTCGCGTAACTTGGACAGGTCTTGGCGCAACTCTCGGTCAGCTTCCCATAGCACACGGCCAAACCAGCCGAGAGCAGTCATTACGCCGCCGTAAACCCAGTTGAGCAGTGTCTGGTCCATTATTGCGCCAACGCATTTTGTGATGGAGGGGCCAACCGATTACGCGGCGTTCCACTGATTTGTGCTCCGGCCGCTTGGACAATGTTGCTTGTAAAATCATCCCAGCTTTCTGCGTTCTTAAACTGCGACAAAAAAGGATTGCGCTCTGCTGCAGGCAGCGCGTCTAATATTTCATTAAAGTTCTTGCCGGAAGTTGCAGCGTAAACCAAACGATCCATTGTTTTACGTTTTAATTTACGCTCCAAAGCGTCAATCGTTAAATTGGTTACAGATGACACATTCGACAAGAACGGAAATCTAACTCTTAAAGATTGCTCTTCAATAATGTTTGAAAGCGGCTTTGCGCCTCTTTTTGCTTGCTCTGCTGCTTTAATGTCCAAACCAATGCGATCCGCCAATTTACGGAAAAACGGCATATCTTTTGCTACTTGTTCGCCAATCTTAAATCGACCAGAACCAAACAAGTTTTCAATTACGTCCGGTGACTCGCCTTTTACCAAGTCTACAATTTGATCCATCGCATCTGGCGTTCCCTTGACATACAACTTACGGATTTGATCGGCAAGTTCCATGCCTTTAATGTCGTTCATGCCCCGCTCAAACGTGGTAAGAAAGTTCTTCCAGTTTTTTGCACCAGCATTTTCTAACGCATCATCAATAGTTGAACGCAGCCCGCTTAGTATCTTAGCGGCCATTCTGCTTTGCGATTTTTCATCTGCGCCCGGCATTAAGTTTTGAATAATTCCGCTAATTCCATTTTTGCGGATAGAAATTAACGCCTCCGGAGAAACAACTCCATGCTCGTTGGCATAGTCTTGAAACATTGCTTTAACTTGAGGCAATGCTTGCTTCAACACCGGATTAGTTGAAATTTCTGGGTTTGCCATAAGCCGGTCTACGGCTACAGCAAACGTGTCAGAAGAGAGCGGCTCCAATCCACGCGCTTTCATGCTATCCGAAACCGCTTGAGCAGTTCGAGCGCGAGCACCCGCTTTGAGGGATGCCTGTGCGGCTTTATCAATTTGCTGAGCGACAGCACCGCCTTCGTCAATAACTTGACGCTCAAACGGCCCACCAACGGTAGTTTGCCTTCCGCTAGACGCCAACTGGCCGGGATAGGTGTATCGTTGTTCGGCTTGACTTGCTAAACGAGCGCCAGGCTCTCCAACGCCTTGATTGGAAACATATTGACGAGTAAATGCGCCGCCTTCTCCCTCAACCAAGCGAGATTGGTTAACCCAGTTACGCGCCCAGTCGTCTGTTTTATTTACTAAATCACTCCATTTGCGAACTTTGGCGACGTTTTCGCTTGCCTCTTTGCGTGCCGTTGCAGCCATTTCATCAAGCTTAGGAATTTCCCCTGCTTTTTTAGCGGCAGTAATTGACTCTTCTCGCATCGGCGCAGTGACTTGGCGCAATGTTTCTTTTGCGCCTTCTCGCGCAGCACGAGCCTCTTCGGAAGTTGCCCCGCCAGCAATTCGAGACAATTCGTTAATGGTGTTTTCAGCCTCCGTTGTGCGGAGCGCATTGATTGTTCCGCCACGGCTACTTTTTTCTGCAAGAGACAGCAAAGTCTGCAGCTCTGGCAAGTTCATGTTGGCCGCAACGCGGCTTGGAAGTTCGTCAGGATACAGCGACATTGCTGCTCGCAACGAATTGAGTTGATCGCCAAGCGTTGCACGAATCAACCTATTTGCCCGTGCGTTTGCCACTTTACCGCCAACCCAGTCAATGACTGCTCCGGTGCCTGCCGCTATCGGCTTCATTATTGGAGGCAGCACAAATGGAGCGGCAGCGCCAACAACCGTTCCTGTTCCAATGTCTTGAGGCTCAATCAACCCAGTAGCAACGCCGCCGGTAGTTCCACCGCCAACAAGCCGCAAGCCAGCGCGAGTCGTTAAAGTGTTCGCTGGCCCAACGCCCAATCCAGTACGAAACCCGCCGGACTCCAATGCTGTAGAAAGAGGGCCAGTTACTCGAGAAAGTGCTGGCAGCATAACGCCAGCACCGCGTACTGCTGTTCCTAGCAGCGGTCCAGCAGCTAATCCGCCAGCAACTCCCAACACGGTTTTTGCAACATCCGGTCGCTTTTCAACCGGAACAGTTTGCATAATTGCCATTTCTGGACCAGGCATAAACCCCATAAACGGGGGCTGCGGAGTGCGCGGCGCAGGAACTTCTGTTGGTTGTTCAGTAGGCGCGGCAGCCTGCTCTATTCCAAACCGTTGTCGAATAGCCGCCTGTGTTGCCGTATTGGCATTTAAGTACGCAGGATCGTTAGCAGAATACTTTTCAAATATTGCCCGTTTCGTCGCGGCATTGGCGTTGACGTAATTCGGGTTGTCTCGAATATCAGCAAGACCTGCCATGACGTACCTTATTTAAGCAACGGGTTGTTGGTGTCTACTTGATCGCCAGCAGCGATAGCGCCCTCTTGATCTGAATAACCAAATTGACCTTGACGTTTCGTCATCAAGTTAATAATGGTTTTTCCCGCCTCTTTGCGAATTTCTCTTGGCAGCGTTGGGTCAGCAAGCTGGCCTGCAGCCTCTTTATAAGACTGCGTGTCTGCGTCCGACTGCGGACCTTCAAATCGAGGCACCAACTTCAATACCAAATCAGCAATCGGTTTTAACTTGCCTATTGCGATTGCGCCAGACGTTGCATTTCCAATAAAGCCAGCGGCAACGTCAGCAAGGCGTCCCGCACCGCTACCCGTAGACTGGTCAATCAATCCACCGTCTTTCGTAATTTCTTTCAGTTGCGAAAGAGCAAACCCAATGTCTTGCCCCATTTGCTTCTCTTTTGCTTTCGTTTTTTCAAACGTAGCAGAGGGCTTGCCAGCACCAGATTTTGCGCTGATAACTTCGCCATACCGATTAAAGTTTGTAACAGTTCCATCTGCAGAAACTTGCTGATGCGCAACGACAGAACGATCCGTCCTATCTCTAATTTCGCCTTCACGGGCGCGAATTTCACGTTCTCGCAACCCACGATCAAGTTTTTTCGCCTCTAATTCTGCTTGGTCTTTTGCAGATAACAATGAGTCATGCGCAATTTGAACAAAGTCGGGGTCAAACGTCTGCGGGATTTGCGACGTGTCGTAACCTTTTGCTTGCGCAACTTTTATTGCGTTTGCATAGGCAGCAGGATTTTTAGCAGACGTAACAATATTTAACATATCGTTAAGATTTGCTATTTTCTGATCTTTTTCTGCTTTTAATACGTCAAGGTCAGCTTTGCGCTCTAGTTTGCGTTCCTTGCCAATCGTAGCCATGCGCTGTGCAATCTCAGCGCCGGGAGCGCCAAAGCGAAGCAGCTGGTTTTGCGCCTCTGGCGTTGACAGGTCGGCGCCTTGCAAATAGTTACGCAGGGCAGAAGCCTCTTGCTCTGCGCGCTGGCGTTCCATTTCTTGACGTTGAATCAGCGCGTTTTGACGGCGCGCCTCAACGCCTTGGTTGTAAGCGCCAAGGAAGTTCGGAAGCATCAGTTCAGCCATGATTACGCCAAGCCTCCGCCATACATCGGCCCTTGGTAGTTAACCGCCTGCGTCGGCATAGCCGCAGCCCGCGAAAACGGATTGCCGTACTGCCCATAAGCGCCAGCGCCCTGCATAAGGGCATTGCTCAATACGTTAGCTTGGTTGATATAACCAGTAGCACGAGCCGCCCCTGCGTTTTGGTACGCATCTCCCGCGCCCTGTGCATAACGCTGCGCCGCCCCGCCAAGGTTGCCCACAACCTGCGCGCCCTGCCCGCTCAAAGACTGATACGGGGCAAGAGTGTTGGCTCGATTGGTAAAGTACCGGTTAAAGGCGTTTTCGTATTCGCGGCCTTGCACGTCCTTGTACCCACGAATGGTGGCACCAGACAGCAAGCCGCCACGCGCCGCAGCCGTGCGCTCAAGGTCTTTGATGCCCTTGCCGAGACTGTACTGATAAAACGGATCGGCTTGAAACGTCTCCATTGTGAACGGGCCGCCAAGCGAGCCGTACCCTGCGGCAGACTTATCTCCGCCAATACCAAGGTATTCCATAAGGCGATTAGTTCCCGCCTCACCCGCACCAGTGTACGGAGCAGCCATTTCGACTTGTTTGTCGAACATCTGCTTTTGCAGGTCAGCCGCCTTCCCAGCCGCTTTCGCCTGTGCGCTGGCCGCTTTGCCCGCTTGGTTTGCGCTATAGGCGGTGCTTGCCGCCATTGCGATTGCTGCTACTGGATTAGGCATTGCTAAATTCCTCGCGGTACTTCGCGTAATCTTCGCCGTAAAGGGCCATCACAGACTCTGCTTTCTCAATCGCCGCAACCGGCCCGTGACACAGCAGAATCACTAACAATACAACGTCGTAATAGGACGAGCGCCACACGAAGGACTTGGCATCAGCCCGTCCACCGCGCTCCGCATCGTCGGATGCTTTCCATTTGAAAAACGCAGTCGCCACCACCGGTTGCAATTCTGCGGCAAAACGCCGATAGAACGTGTTGGCCGGCATGGCAATCAACGCTTTCCAAATGGTCAAATCAAGGTCACGGCGCGTCACAGGGTCGCCGTCGGCAATGTCGTCGAACGTCTGAATGACGTGCCACATATCAAGCAGCCACATAGACGCATCCTCGGGAAGCCCGAGTTGCTGAAAATGCGTGGCTAACTCGCGTGCGTGGTCGGTCATGTAATCTGCCGCCCGTTGGCGCGAATGTTAATCGCAGAGGCCGCGCTTGCAATGGTCGAAATGAACCCGCCGGTTGCCAGCGCCGAGCCGACGATCTCGGGGAACGTGTAGCATTCCCCAGGCTGCAGCGTCTTGGTCTTAACAATCAGATTGTCGTTACCCGCCGAGCCAGCCGCCGTCACAAGGTTGACCGAGAGCGTAGCCGCCGTGGCGCTGTAGTTCGTAGCCGTGAACTTGTCGATGATGGTGGTGACGCTCGCGGACGTATATTGCGTCGTCTGCGAGTTCTCCGCCGTCTTGGCCGGAATCAGTACAGCAGCAGTTACACTCATGTGATGATCTTCCAATCGCCTGCGCCGAAGCCAGTGCGGTACGAGATGTAGGCGCCGTTGCTATTAGTGTCGACGTATAGCTGCCCGATATACAAAGCGTTATTGGTAGGCGAACTCAAAGCCTTAGACACGTTCTGTTGCACAATCATGCCGTCGCCGCCCACGGCAAACTGAACCGTTTGCGGAGTGACCGTGCCGCCAGAAGTGTAGGCGGTGTACGACGTTGAGTTGATGCCGCCGAGCGTAATGGTGGTCGACGTAGTGGCAGTAACGTAAGTCGTTACCCCATTCAGCTGCGTCATTCCCCCAATTCCAGAGAGCGCCACCTTAGAGCCAATGGTGATGCCGTGCGCCGCTGACGTAGTAATCACGCAAGGATTTGCTTGCGTGATACCCGAAATGCTGGCTGCGGTGGTTTCTCGAAGCACTTGAAATGACTGCCCGGTCTGGCGCTGCGTAATTAACTGCAGCGTAACCGGCGTGCCAGACGACGAATTGTTGTCGTTCAGCACCATAAACGGCGTGTAAGTGCCGCCGCTACCGTCGCGTTTGTAGACGATCTGGCCGTTGACCACACCGTCCCACGGAAAGTACCCGCTAATGCCGGGGGTAGTCCACGACGGATCGGCCATGTTGGTGCCGGTTCCGTTGTCGGTCAAATTGCGGCTTTGAGTGATGGCGGTGTAATAGTTTCCACCAATGACGGTGTATCCGACGTTGGTGCCGACATCAAATCCGTATACCGTGTACGAACCGTCGCCCTCGATACGATTGCCCCAGAATATATTGCCGTCGGTCAAGTTTGCACTTGAGGCCGTTAACTTGGCGAAATAAGTGGTGTTGGACACCATGTCGCCGTGGCAAGCAATAACTTGGTTGCCGTTGCTGTCTTCAATTTTCCAGCCAATGCCACCGGAATTCACCGTATCGGTGTTGTAACGGCACGAGTAGAAAGTGTGAGCGTTCGATGACGTTCCGGTGAGCCAGTAGCCGGTCGTGCAAGTGTTAGCCGTGACATTGTAAAAACGGTTATAGACCGACCAGCCAGACGTGGGCGAACTGATCTTGACGGCAGTCGTGAAACTGTCAATCCACAGCGACGTAAACTCGGAGTACGACACCGAGTTAAGATCAAGGCCAATGGTGCCGCTGCCCTTGTTGGCAATGGTCATTTCCATAATGCCGATCTTGCCGATACGGGTTCCCGGCGTCGGGTTAGCAACCGCAGAACCGGAGCCGTAATAGTTGATGACCGTGGCACGCTCGCCGCTACCAAGCAACTTCACGCCGTCGGGAATGGTGATGCCGCTATTGATGCGGTACACGCCGGACGGGAAGTACACGGTTGCGCCGCTGATGCCGCCAAGGCCGGCAATGCTACCGCTAGACGGTCGCGCCGCCGCAGCCGTAATCGCCGCTTGAATCGCGGTAACGTCGTTTGTCGTGCCGTCGCCCACCGCACCAAAGTCCTTGACGGAAATCATGTCGCGCAAGCGAGCCTGCACCGTCCGCGCAGTGGCGCCGCTACCGGAGTTGATGTATCCGATCAGTGACGAGCCGGAGGATGCCGCCAGAACCGCCAAGGTGGCCGCGTCGGGGCCGTTGAGATTGTCGACGGTGTAGACCTCGACATCATCGGCGTCGGTCAGTTTGAGCTTGTATTGGCCGGTGCCAAACCAGACGTTCGCTTCGCCGCGAGAGTCAAGAATGACCGGGTTAGAGTTAGCCGTGCCACCGCCGTAATCGGTGTAGGTGGCAAGCGGGGTCGTGGTGCCGGCTGCATACGAGTACAACTTTCCGCCTGCCAGGGGGTTCCCGTTGGCATCGAAAAATTGCAGTTTCGGCGGTGTTGCAATAGAAGTCATTATTTACCTCGGTACGACTACCATCGTCGGGGCAGCCACATACGTCACCTTGACCGCATCCCACGGCGACAGGGTGAACATCCCGTAAAAACTGCCTGTACTATAAAACGAAGACCCATTGCGGGTAAATTGTAATTTTGATATGCCGCCCCCGCTAATCATCACATCCACGGGCGCTCCCGTGTCGTTGATGTAGGTATAGGGGGACGCGCCAACTGTAAGCGTATTAGGGGCGACTGCCGCCCGCGTGGGCTGTGCTGGCACGAACGGTTGATAGGCCGCTAATTCGGCTTCCTGCGCGGTTGCAGCAAAGTTGCCGGATTGGTCAGACGCCTGCGGCGCAGTGGCGAACAAATCAACATCCGTAGCGCCCGTTTCAATGCGGGTAAACAGGTTCAGCAGGAACCGATACCACTCACGCGAAATAAGCCCGGTTCGCTCGTCGATGAACGAAACTCGAGGGGCAGGGATGTTGGTAATGTTAGGCATTGGTGCCGGACAACTCCAACTCTGCGCCCATAATGGCAAGTTTTACGGGGTCGCTACCGGACACTTCATACACGCGGTCGCGCAGCTTTAGCGTCATGCCAAGACGCCGCCAGATGGTGCGATAGCCGTACTCCCCGATACGCCCCATCGAACGCCAGTGTTCGTTTGACCAAGTATGCCCGCCATCGTCCGACCAGCGGAGCATGACCTGCGGGTTTACGCCAGTTGTATACACAAGCGTCTGCTGCTGAAGGATCAGAGGCGATCCGTTCTCGCAGAGCAATGCCGGCCCGTTTTGGCATAGGATTTCCTGCTGATCGAGGTAATCGTACCCGTCTAGGCCGACGCCCGTTTCGCAGTCCAACTGTAGCGAATGGTGGGCAGTACGCTTAAGGTTGTTTTGGCCGGTCGGCAGGGCGCGCCACGAACGAAGCCACTTCTGCGGCAAGCCGGCGTCCGAGTACACGTCAAGGTCTAGTGCATAGACTTTGCCGTTCTGGAAGTCGCCAACCACGATTGAGTCGTTCCACGCCATCTGGCAGTTTGGCCGGTAGCGGATGAACGACCCATCGGAAAAGCCGGCTCGCTCGTGCCAGGCTCCCGTTGCTACGTCATACACCCACGTCCGGTTAAGGGTGGGAAAGTTGATGACGTAAAACGCATGGCCGTCCTGCTGATAGGTAAAGGCCACTGCGTCAGAAATATCACCGTACCCTTGGATCGAATACTCGACGGCGTGCGTCGATACGCGCTGCGCGTTGTACCCGTTGGCGCGGTAGATAACGCCCTTACCTCGAGCGTCGGCACCGAGCCAAAACAGGGTATTGTCTAGTTTGGCGACAGAGAACGCCGCCGCGCACCCGATTTCGTTGTACGCGCCTTGGATGCGCTGAAACGGGAAGTCCGGCGTACCGGCGTTGTACCAAACCTCAACCGATTGCGTGCCAAATAGCCACAGTTCCCGGTGGTCGCAAAAGAGCGACACGATGCCGTCGGGCGAGCCTTCCGCGCTAGCAAAGTCCAGCGGGTCGATCTCGGTGCCTTCGTACAGGCTCGTAATCCAGAACTTCTGGCTATTAGGCTCACTAAAAACAAAATAGCCATCAAGGAACCCGACCATCTTGGAGCCGGGGAAGTCGATGTCACTAATTTGTTGCAGTTCGTTGGTTAACTGGTTGTAGATGTATCCCAAGGGAGACGCCGCAATAAACATCTGCGTGCCGTTGTCCGCAATGGATACAGGGTCAGAACCCTCAATCGTGCCAATCAGCGTGGACGTGTAGTCGTTGTTTAGTTCGTACAGCGACGTACCAGAGACGACATACGCTTGGCCGTTGTACGTCCACATACCGCGAACAGGGCCGTTACCTACGGTCGCAAGCAACCGCAGTCCCGGCGCACGCATCAGATAAGCGGCTTCCTTGCCGCCATCTGGCGTGATTTCGGGAAACATATTGACCATCCGATTGTCGGCTTCGTTGATCGACCGAGCAACGTAGGATTGACCGAGAATCGGTGACTTCATCAGTAGTTACCGGCAAAAATGTTGTATTTTTGACGAGTCCCAACGATGCTGTACGGCAGCGACATGATGTCGTCGGGATTGTTAACGCGCTTCAAGTCGCGCTTGCTGGTCATCGCAATGCGCTGAACCTGCGGCGACGGCTCGACACCAAACTCGGGCGCAATCTCGCACGCAAGGTTGTACTTGAACGCACGCAAATACCCCGGCGGGAACGTCAAGTTCGTCGCAAGGTACGCAGGGTTGCTCAACTCCTCGACCGACACGAAGTGCCATTCAAGCACCTTGGTCGGCTTCGGATACACATACATTTCCACGTTGGGATAGGTCATGTTGACCCAAATCACTTGCGGGTATGTGCTGGTCACAGTCTTAACGGCGATGCCGTCGTACTGTTGCTGGTTAATAAACTTGATGCCGTAACTGATGCCCGAGGCCGGGTCTTTGAAGTACGTTGAGTCGTCGAAGTACACGGGGCGGTTGCCCACAAAGTCGCCAGAGGGGCCGAGCGTGCGTGAAAGCAGGTTCGGCGCCCATTCAAACACTTGGTCTTGCGTGGAGAATACCGACAGACGTTCGGTGTTCCACGAGTCGATCATCTGATTCAGCGCGGTGAGCGCATCTTGCGACATGGCCGCAGTCGGGGTTTCACCCTCGGCCAAAACGCCTAAAAGGCGCAATGCGCCGTTAATCTGATCCCCTGCGGTCGTAATCGCCATGCCCTACTCCTCCACGTCTACTTGACGGGACTTCCGACGCTTCTTTCCTTCCAGCGCATTAGCCGGAGCCGCAGGCTCGTCGTCCGAGGGCGTATCGGGATCATACCGTTCCCAGCCCTTTTCTTCATCTGCCGCAGCTTCAATTTCCATCACTGCTACTTTCGTCCCGTAGCGAGGGTGCTTCAGATAAATGTGCATGGGAGGGTTGGGGCGAGGAGATTGCTCTCCCCGCCCCGCTCCATTAGGCCGTGATGCCTACGTTTTGCAGAGCAACGCGCAGCGCATTGATCGCCGTCGCAAGCTCCGTACCGCTCGCGGTGTTCGTCACCGCAGCGATGGCCGACGCCTTTGCGACCGGAGTCGCACCGAACAAGCCGACCGTACCACCGGTTCCACCGATCTGAACGGGGACGCCAGCGCGGCCCACATTCATCGTTTCGCCGGAATTTCCATCACCAACTTGATAAGCCATTGTCGTTTACTCCTTTAGCCCCAGAGACGCACAGCGCCCGACGGACGGATGGTGTTGTAACCATACAGAACGTCGATACGGCACGGCATACGGTCGTTGTTAATGTCGTACTGACGCACGACACGCAGCGAGATGCCGTTGTGAACCTGGCGCGAAGCCATGTCCACGCCCTGCGGCAGGATAAGGTCAGCCGTGGCAAACGTAATCGCATCCTTGAAGTACACAAGGTTCTGCGCATACGAACCGCCAGCGTTGCCGAGCATCGTCACCGTCGCGCCCGACTGCGGGAACGCGTTGATCGTCGCAAGGGCATTGGCCGAGGTGTACATCGCCGGCGACACCGTGAGGGTGGCGGTCGACGAACCAGAGGCCGCCGCAGTCACAGTGAACTGCTGGAGGCTGCCGGTCGACTGACGGGTCTGCGGGTTGACCGCGTACACGCCAGAAACGGTGAACACGTCGCCCACGTTCCAGGTCTTGCTCGAGCCGGTGAAGGCAATAGCAAGGCTCGTGGAACCTTCGGTGCTGACGGTGCTGCCGACGGTGATCGTCGTACCCCAGTTGCCGTTCGTGTGGTTCACGATCGACTGGGACATATTGATCTCGTCGTAGCCCAACACGCCTTCGCCCATCATGCCGTTCTTGAACTGACGGCTAATGGTCGGCTGCGGGTTGAACAAGCCCTTGAGGCCGTCCACAAGGCCGGCGTTCGCAGCGGGGTTAACCGTGGCGTAACGCGGCGACATCGGGGCAGCGGACTCGTTGAGCTTCTGGTGGCCCTGCAAGAGCACGAGGGCGGTCGACGGGGTGTCTCCCGGCGTACCAACCGACTGATAGATGCTCTTGTAAGCATTGGCAACGTCGGCATCGACGCTGGAAGCCAACTGGCTAACGCGAGGCTTCAACACGCGCTCCGCGAAGTCATCCAACTGCATCGTGAGTTCAGCAGAGGTGAAGTTCACGCCAATGTGCTTCTGCGAAGCAACCGTGAGGGTCGTGTACTGTTCGTTGTCGTCCTGCACTTGCAGAGCGGCACCGTCCGTCACGAGGGCGCGATCCGGCAAGCGGATACGCAGGGTCGAACCAATCTTGGCACCTTCGACAGCAAAGCTGTCGTCGTACTGACGGTTCACGTTACGGGTGAGTACGAGCTGGTTCTCGAAGATTTCGAGCGCCTTGCGCGTAATCATGTCAATAGTAAGCAGTGAGTTAGACACTTAAGTCTCCTTAAAAAATGATTAGCGGTTACGTTGCGCTTCCCACTTCTTAATCTGTCTCATGCGCTCGGCTTCGATCCATTCCGACGTGCTCATTTTCATGGAGCGTGGGTCAGTCGTATCGAGCACCGGAGCGCCAGAGCTTTTGGCCGTGACAGGTTTAATCGGCGGGGGCGCGCTAGTTGATCGTTTAACCGGCGGATTTTCGGCAATCTTTGCCTCAATTCGACCGATTTCCTTGGCTTGGAGAAACGGGCTAAGACGGGCGATACGGTCAGCTTCTTTCGGATTGGAACCCAAGTAGTACGCTACGTCGGGGCCAACTTCAGACGCCTGTATCGTTTGTGCCATCACGTCGGTAATCGGCAGGTTGCGGTTGTAAACGACTTGTTCAAAGTCGTCGTACTTTTCCCGAGCCTGCTCCTCACGGTCGTGATAAGCCTCTACGAGAGCCAACTGTTCCCGCTCGGCCTCCCGACGGGCAAGAAGTTCCTCAGCCTTACGCTCGGCCAAAGCCTCTGCGTATGCGTCGGGATTCTCGTCCTTACTCGGAAGGTCAGCCGGCGCCTCGGGCAAACCCTTGGTTTTTACCGCTGTCTCTCGTTCCCACTTGCGACGTTCCCGTGCAAGCCTTTTGCCTACCAGCGCGTCCAGTTCCTCTTGGGTGAACGTTTTGGCAGACTTTTCTTCCGGCTGTTGTTCTTGAGCAACAACTTCGGTTTCCGGTGCCGCCGTGGCTTCCGGTTCCGGCGCGGACGTAGCCGCTACGACTTCATTTTCGTCAGACATTTTGATTCCTTACGAATCCCTGGTGAAACGCACCAGTACGGTTAAAGCGTACTAAATTCTATTGTGTGTTGCAAATATGAGACAATCATCCCCACGGTAGTTGTTTATCAACCACGGGCGGATTAATCATCTGCTCAAGGTCGTAAGCAACCACGGCCTCGGTCTGTTCCTTGTTAAGGCCACGGGCGTAGACCCATTCTAAAACCTGCGCTTCCGTGAGGTTGGCGTAGGGAACAAACGGATCGCCTGCGCCCTCAAAGCCCATGCTTCCCGAGATGATGGCAGTCTTGCCGCCGGCAGACGCGCTGCACGACCATTTGACTGTGTGTACAACGTCCGGACGCCCGTCCTCGATGGGCTTGACCAACATACTGTCTACTTTCCAGATTGCGCTCATGCGGCACCCATTTGAGCTTCAACCCACGCCTGCGCGGCTTCGTCCCACGCATACATCTTGCCGTCAGTCGGCATGGGAACCGGCGCTTGCCAGTCAGCGTTAGCGTCAAGCGTCCACGACGGATACGGCTGCGGTGCAACAAACGCATCAAGCGCGGCATCGTATTTGTAGCCAATCCCGGCGTATCGCTTGCGGAAGTTGCCGTTGTACGAAGTCTGCACCCAGTTGCCACCGAACAGACGCTCGCAGAACGCCTGGCCAATAGATTCTTTTTCCACGCCATTAGCGTCGGAGGTGTCTTTGTTGCCTACAACAATGACACGCTGCACAACGCCGTTGCCGTCAATTTCTGCAAAATGAGCCACGTTCCTTACTCCTTCAAATGCAACCCAGTAAGGCTTTGCTCGTCACCGACGTAGCCGACCGGGAAAGTGTTAAACGCCAAACTAATACGAGTGTCGTCACCCGTCACCGTCTGTACCATGTGGGTGAGGCTTGACGGAAACAACACCAAGCCGCCCGTCTCTGCCTCAAACCACCACGATTCAGAGTTGTACAAGTTCCAGTTATCGGTCGGCAGTTTGATGGTTTGGTAGCCGTCTCGATAAAAGTAAATCTTGTCTTTGACGGCTTTCATGTAAAGAACGCCGCTAATAAACGAATTCGGGTGCGCGTGCTTGTGATGCCATTGCCCCGGTTTCGTGTAGTTAAACCATGACTGCGTAACGCGCATGGATACGTCATATTTTGGCGCGTAAGTCGCTTTGACGTATTCATCCACGCACGCATCAATAAATGACTTGATGCCAGCCAACGAGTCGTGACGCAAAACGTAATTGTTTACGCTCGTCATGTTGCCTTCGTTGCCGCGTTGTTCTTGCCCAAGGCAAAACTCGGCTTCCTCGGTCGTAAACTCACGACCAAGCTCAAACCGGCCTACCGGCGTCGGGAATATGCCGTGTAGGTTCACGAGTTCATCGCCTGTTCAACTTGCTCCATTTGCGCTTCCATCGCTTCCTGTTGCTCGGGCAACAAGATCGTGTTGATAGAGTCCTCAAACGCTTTGAGTTTCTCAATGGTTTCCATGACTTCTTCCATTGACGGCTGCGGTCGCGGGTCTTCCCATCGAGTAAACCCTACGCCGCCCGTAATCTCCCACTTTGCGCCGGGACGCAAAAGGTGCATTGCTACGTTGATACCAACGAGTTGATAAGCCTTCATCAGTTCACCTTCAAAATTACGATGCCGGAACCGCCTGCGCCACCGGGAGCGGTTACGGTTCCACCATCTCCACCGCCACCGCCTCCGCCGCCAGTATTTGCCGTGCCTGCTACTCCAGATGTTGAGCCAGAACGTCCACCCGCACCGCCGCCACCGGAACCGCCCGGAGGAGAAGAAGCAGAGTTTGTACCGCCGCCGCCACCGCCAGCATACGTTACGCTGCTTCCAGAAATCGTTGAGGCAGTCCCATCTCCACCGGCTCCAGTTGAATTAGTGCCGCCAGTTTGTGAGGCTCCACCACCACCACCACCACGATAGGGAGTTACAGATTCGCCATTTGAACCGCTACTCCCTTGAGCAGGCGTTGTCGAGGGCGTATTCCCAGCGCCTCCATTTCCATTATTCGGAGGCCCACCGGCTGAACCACCACCACCGGAACCGCCCGTAGCACCATCTTTTGAAGGCGTTGATGTTGACGCTCCGCGGCCTCCCGCTGTTGATGTAATGGTGCTAAAAATAGAATCGTTGCCGCTTGTTGCAATAGAGCCGCCAGCGCCAACGGTGACAACATAAGCCGTTCCTGCGGTAACTGATAATGCGGTGCCTGTTCTAAAACCTCCTGCACCACCGCCGCCACCGTTTGAAACTCCCACAACACTTGATGCACCACCGCCACCACCGCCAACGACAAGGTAATCCACCGTCGTTGCGCCGGTCGGTGCAGTCCACGTTGCTGTGGACTTAAAGATGATCGGAGTGCCGGTCGGCATAGCGTAGGAAAGGATGACGATGCCGGAGCCGCCGGTGCCGCCGCCGCTTGCTGTGCTTGCAGTTGACCCTGTATATCGGCCAGCACCACCGCCGCCGCCCGTATTGGCTGTACCGTTTGATCCAGCAGATGTGCCGGGATTTGGTGTTGCGTTACCGCCTCCCCCTGCGCCACCACTTCCGGTTGTGCCGCCATTATATGTTCCGGCTCCGCCGCCGCCAGCATACGTTACGGATGCACCAGAAATTGTAGATGCCGTACCCGCGCCACCATTACCGCCAGTTGTGCTAGAGCCGTTTCCACCGACTGCTGATGCGCCGCCACCACCGCCACCGCCTTGATTTGGCGTCGCATTAGATGCGGTTCCACCATTTGAGCCTTGAGATGGGCTTACTGATGGCGTGTTTCCCGCGCCGCCGGGGTTATTCAAATTTCCCGATCCCGTTCCGCCGCCACCGCCAGAACCACCATCTAACCCAGAATTATATCCGCCGCCACCGCCGCCAGCAGAGGTAATAGTGCTGAATATAGAGTTGTTGCCAGATGTCCCGGCATTACTTCCGCCGGATGCGCCACCACCACCGCCTGCACCAACGGTAATTGCATAGTCTGTGCCAGCGGTAACCGAAAGGGCTGTGCCGGTGCGAAACCCTCCCGCGCCTCCTCCACCATATCCAGACCCGCCGCCGCCGCCACCGCCAACAACCAAATAGTCAACGGACGTAACGCCGGTCGGCGCAGTCCAAGTGCCGGAGGCGAGGAACTGCTCAATGATGGTGTAACCGCTGCTAACCACTTGCCCGAGCAGTAAGTGCATGATGCCCGACATGGTTTAACTCACGTTTCCGCTAACCACACAAACGGTGCCGCTGATAAACAAGATGGTTGCCACGCCGCGAGTTGCTAGCGTCAGCGTGTCTTTGTCGGTGTTGGTTCCGGCGATATAGGCCGTCGTAATGCTCATCGTCAGCGTTGCGCTGCTCGATGTGTTGTTGAAGATTGACACCACATCACCAGCTGCAAACGTGCTGTTTGGCACGGTGATGCTGCCGCTTGCGCCAATGCCGACAAATTTGCCCACATCCGTAGTGGCGAGCGAATACGAAGTTGTTTTATCGCTGCCCGACTGCGGAATATTGCGATAGCCAACGCTGTTCGTTCCGTCAGCCGTACAGTTGGACAAATTTCCCGAAGTCGGCGTACCCAATACAGGAGTCGTAAGCGACGGGCTGGTGGACAGCACAACGCTGCCCGAACCCGTGCTACTGGTGACGCCCGTGCCGCCGTTTGCAACCGCTAATGTGCCGGTGACACCAGAGGACAAATTGATCGTGCCAAGCGTTCGCTTCAGCGATCCATTGGTGTCGAACGTACCGTCCGTCGTCCAGGTATCGCCCACGTTGAGCGTTACCTTGGCAATCGTCCGAAGCGTCGAGCTGTTGTTGTAGGAAATCGTCAGCGTAACCGCTGCCGTATCCTTGTTCTCGATGGTGATGTTTTTGACAACACGCCGCGTTGAGGCTGCGGGAGCGGCAACCAAGGTAACGCTGCTGGTGCCGTTTAATGCACCGTCGTTTGCGCCCTCGGTAAACGCCGATCCGGTGTCATCAGCGTATGCCGCCGTGAAATCAGGATTGGTGGTCGCTGCTGCGCCCGACATGGCGACAACAACGGATTTTGTGGTTGCATCAAGTACTAAAATTCCCATGTGTCACCTCAAGAAATAAACCAAGCAAAGGCGTTGCTGCCGCCCCCGCCACCGCCGCCAGATTGGGCGACCCATGACAAACTGCCTGCACCGTCCGTCCTCAAAACATAGCCCGCAATACCGTCTGCATTCGGCCAAGTATATGTTGCCGATCCTGCCGACGTTTGTGCAATAAACCCAACGTACCCAGACGATGCGCCAATAAAGCGCAGCGTCCCTGCGTTTGCCGACGCGATCGAGGCATTGGTTGCGGTCAGCGTTGAAATTACCGCGGTGCCGATATTGGCCGATCCAATCGAAGCGCTGGCGATCGTGTTAACGGCCAGGGTTCCGACATTAGCCGAAGCCACACTTGCGCCGGTTGCGGTGAGCGTTGTGATGACGGCATTGCCGACGTTAGCCGATGCAATGCTGCCACCCGTGATTTGCGCGTTGCCAATGTTGGCCGACGCAATGCTCGCGTTGGTGCTGGTTAAGTTGGTTACCGTGCCCGTTGTAAACAGCGCCACCGCACCGTTAATCGATGCCGCCGAAGCGTTGGTTACGTCCAGGCGTCCCATGTTCGCCGAGGCGATCGACGCCCCTGTGGCGGTCATGGTCGTAATAACGGCCGTTCCGACGTTGGCCGAGGTTACCGAGGCGCCAGCTGCGCGCAGATCGGTGACGTTTGCGATTCCCACATTGGCCGACGCAACAGATACCCCGGTCAGCGTCAGCGCCGTGATGTTTGCCGTGCCCAGGTTGGCCGAGGCAATCGACGCATTGGTAGACGTGAGGTTTGTAACCGTGCCGGTGGTTACCAGAGCAACCCCGGCGTTGATCGATGCAGCCGATGCGCCTGTAACGTCCAGACGCGTCACCTGGGCGGTTCCCACGTTGGCAGACGCCACAGATGCCCCGGTTGCGGTCAGCGAGCTGATAACGGCTGTGCCGAGGTTTGCCGAAGCAACCGAAGCCCCGGTTGCCGTCATTGTCGTAATGACCGCGTTGCCCAGGTTGGCCGACGTGACCGAAGCGTCGGCAGCGCGTAAATCTGTGACGTTTGCTACGCCGAAATTGGCCGATGCGACCGATACGCCGGTCAGGTTCAGCGAGCCGATGTTCGCCGATGCGATCGAAGCGCCAGTTGCCGTAAGGCTGGTCACCGTTGCCGTTGTCAATAGCGCGACCGCGGCATTGATCGAGGCTACCGAGGCGCTTGTCGCATGCAGATCTGTGACGCGCGCATAACCCGCGTTGGCCGAGGTAATTGAGGCGCTGGTCGCTGTGAGCGTTGTGATGGCCGCAACCGTCGCATTGATGCTTGGCGTCGAAACTTCCGCCAGGTTGCTTTTGCCGGTAACCGTCAACGTGCCGTTAATCGTTGTGTTGCCAAACGAATTAGCGGCGTTAATCATCTGGAAACGCGTACCGTCGTACACCACCATGACGATTTCGCCGGATTGAATATCGTCGGCAATTAACGCGGTGCTGCCATCTCGAGTAACGGCTTTGGCGCCTAGGCTGTTGATGTTAAGCGTGACGGCGCCGGTGTTTGCGCCGGCAGCCACCCAATAAAACATTTGGCCAGCCTGATAAGCCGTCAATACGGGCGATAACGTGCCCGTAATGGTATCGACACCGCTTACCGAAATGAGCTTGCTGGCGGTAGATTGCACCTGGCTTAGGTTTGCCGCATCGGTTGCCAACGTACCCACCGCCAGCCCGGTGATTTTGTTGTTGCCCATCGGGATGTTGGCCGTAGGCGTTGTCTGGCCATCTTTCGTAATACACGTCGATAGGCCAGTCGCCAGATCGGCTGTCAATGCGTTAAATACGGTCGCCGAAATAATTGTATTGGCCACCACCGGCTGGCCAGCCGAGTTAATGACAAATGTGCCGCTACCGTTAAAGCTCATGCTGAGTTCCTCTTATTCCTGGCTGGCGCCAAAGGCTCCAAAACGCCCTGCAGCCTGGCGACCTAATGCTTGGCCAGCTGCTCGACGGCGCATGTATTCTTCCATGTTCGTCAGCTCAGCTTGTGCCGCATTTCCACGCAATAACAAGAGGCGCGCCAGGCGGTTGCGCTGCTCCTCGGGCATCCCATACCCAGCGATTGTTTGCTGTATCGTACCAAGCGCGCCAACCGGGTTTGTGGTCGCCGATTGCGCCGCCTGCAGCATCTCGAATTGATCTCTCTGATCTGCCGCTCGAGCTTCGCGCCCAAACGTTTGCGATCCCTTTCCAGCGCGTTCTACAGCCTTGAGCTGCTCTTGGCCCAAGATTGCGCTTTGAAACTTGCGGAAATCGTTGCCAAAAATGGTGCGAATCTTTGCTTGCAGCTCGGGCTCTTTGTACATGTTAAGCAAGCGAGTCTGCCCGCTTTGAGTGCCGGCCGTGTTGCGCAGCGAATCGATAGCGCCTACGCAAAACGCATCGAGCTCCGATTGCGTCATGTCGCGCGTCAATTTGCTCAGCGATTCAGCCGATTCAGAGAATGCACCCTGGCCCTTTTTAACCGCATCCTGCAGCTCTGCCATGCCGGCAAAGGTATTGCGGGCCGTTGCGTAATCCGGTGACAACGAATCGAGCTTCTTTACCAAGTCAATGCGTAATTGGTCCAGATCCGCGGCTTCGTTTGTTCTGCCCGCTTTTCGTGCAGCAACCGCTTTGTCGTACAGCGTTCGCTTGAGCTGATCCGCTGAAGCAAACGGCAATTCGTCGCCTTGCGCCAAATCACGCAACGGGGTTGCCTGTTCGCCGCGGCGCGTTGCGCTGCGCTGCGCGCCGGCCAAATCAAGCTTGGCGCGACCCAAGATTTTTTGCAGATCCGCGTCTATCGGGAATCGCACCGCCTGCAGTTTTTGATACAGCGGCCCGGCATTCTCAGCCTGCAGTTTTGCCAGATCGATCAGCTCATCGTCGGCAGATCTGGTAACGCCCGTAATGGTTTGTGCTGCGCCGGCAATAGCAGGCCCGCGTTGCGCGGCAATACGGCGCCCTTGCATGTTAAGCCGCTTGGCTGCCGTGCCTGGCATCTGTGAAAGCACGTCGATTTCTGCCAGCGTGTTTTCGCCTGCTGCCGCAATGGGCGCTTCGTCGCCAATTTTTCGCAGCCGGGCAGCGGCAACATCGGCGCCCTGTCCTGGTGCTGTGGCAGCGCCCAATCGAGATTGTGCATCCTGCTCGAGCAGCCGAGCCAAGCGCTCCCTGGCGTAATCCGGCCGCACGTTGTAGCCGGCTGCGCTCTCGGGAACCATGCCCATGATGCCCTGCGGCAACCTGGAAAGAATCGGCTGCCCGATCGTGCGTCGGAAAATGTCCGCTCCTAGGGTGCCGGCGCCGCCCATTAAAGCGCCCGTCATGCCGCCCTGCAGAGCCCCCTGCTCCCTCTGCCCTTCCTTGGCCGATCCAGCGCCGCTCAGGGCTCCCTGGAGCGCGTAATCGATGCCAGCCTTTAATGTCCTGCCAGCCGTTGAGACACCGCGACCAATCGACAACGGGCCGGTAATTGGCGTAGTTGCCAAACCGCCGCCAAGCTCGGCCATTGGAGCGCCGGCCGGATAGTCCTGGCCGAATTGTTCCGTTGCGCCGCGGACCATTTCGCGATATCGCGGGTTTGCAAGCCCTGCGAGCTCGTCTGCAAAGTTAAAGGTTGCGCCCTGGGCGGCAGCAAGCGAGCCCTGGGCAAACGGCGACATTTGCCGCCCTTGCATAAACGCAGCCGGATCGGTGGATTGCGCTTGCATGCGTTCCATCGCTGCGTTGGCGTTAACCAAGCGCTCATCCTTGCGCCGTTGAATGCCACCAAGCAGTTTTTCGCGACCCGTCGTGCCCTCGCCCTTTTTGGCCAGGCGAGCACGTGCGGCTTCTAACGCTTTTTGCTGCTCATCATTCATTTGGAAAACTTCCTGCGCTCGTCAATGGTCATTTCTAACCATTCAGGCATGGTAATTCCAGAGCCGGCCGGCGGAAGTATGGGCGGCATTTTGTACCTTCTGTCAGCACCGCGCGCCAAAGCTTGGATTGCCGCCTCGCGTGAGCGGCGCTTCTGTTCGCGCAGCGCTTCGTCATCAAACGGGCCGGGAATGTATTTGTTTCGTTCCCGCTCAAATTCGCCTTCGCCAAAGGTCGCGCCGGATTCTTTACGCAGCACGGCCGTAATGAAATCGTCCTCGGCTTGCGAGAACCGACGATCCTCGGGCGATACCAGGGCCTGCCCAACGCCTGGGACACCTCTTTTGCCGCGCGACAACAACGATGGCGCCTTGAGCGTTTCCAGCAACGTAGCCGCATTGGCAGCGCGATCGGCAAATCCTGCGGAATTGGCTTCGGATTCTTTCGGTGTTTCTGGTTTTGGCTTGATGCCCTGCATAATTTGCGGTGCGCCATCGCCTTTTGCCGGTGCTCGAAAAAACACATCCTCGCCCGTTGTCGGATCTGTGCCCGCCATCGGAGCGCCATAACGAACATCCACGCTCGAGGCGCCGGCTCGCTTCAACCCGGTATACCAGTTATCAAACGATTTCGGTGTCCTGCCCGAGGCGATTTCTTGATTTGCGTAGTACTCGTACGTTTGCGCATCGCTTGGCAATTCTTGTGCCTTCATCGGCTTGCGCAACGTGGTCCAATCGCCGGTGCGCTTGAATTCTGCGGCGCTTTCCGGTGACGCTTCCATCAGCGCTTCAACGCCAACAACCGGCTCTCGAGAAAGCATCAGCTGCGCGTATCGGGCTGCGGTCGGCGATCCCGACGATACCGCGGCCTGCATCAACCGATCCGTGCGTTGCTGCGGCAAGGGCATTACGGTTTCGACCTGGCCCTGCTGCGACATGTCTGCCGGCTGCAATGCGCTGGCAATGCCTGCAAAATCTTGGCTTGGCAGCGCTTCGCCCGTGATCGATCGGGTTTGCGGGCCAAGCTCTGAGCGCAGCTGCTGGAATGCTTGCAGATCTGCCTGGCGCGCTGCAGCTTCTGCCGTATCGGCTTTTTCGCCCAGCTTCTTCGACGTGTACGCAGCCAGCACTTTCGACAGAGCCGTAGCCGCTGAGGGCATGGCACGAAAGCCCTGGTACGTTGACGTTTCGCCCTCGGGCGCAAACGCCTGGGATTGCATGATCTCGGCTAGACGGCGCTGCCGTTCTGCTTTGGCGCGCTCATCTTCGTAAAGCGAGGTGTATGTCTTTTTAACCGGCATTCTCAAAATCTCCCCGGTAAGCACCGCCCTGCGGCGTTGTCATGCCAGGGCTCGACGGGTATCCGCGAGCGCCAGGCCCTCGAGGTTGCATCATGCCACCGATCTGCGGCGCCATTTCAGCGCGCGGCATAGGCGGCCGCGGCCCTTGCGGCATGCCACCCTGCGGCGGTCCAAATCCGCGCATGCCCATTCCGCTAAGCGGCGAACCGTAGCCCATCGGCATGCCACCCTGGCGAGCCTGCATCGGGCCGTTAAAGTTCATTGCTTGCGGCGGAATGCCAGGATTCACATTTGGCGTCGCGCCCGAATACATCAAATTTGGTTGCGGCACGTTTTGCATGTTGTTGCCTGGGCTGTTGAGCGACAAATTGCGCTCCTGGGCCGCAAGCATGCGCGCCATTTGCTGAGGCTTTCGATCGGGGGTAAATCCATCCATTTTTGTATCCTCAGAGTAAGGCGTAATTGACCATCTTGAAGCCGGCCGGGTGTTCAACCACCGCCTCGGGCAGCACTTTCTCAAGCTCTTGCGCCATTACGCCGCGCTGACGTTGGCCGAATATGTCGTATTCGTAGATGCCAACGCCAAGCGGGTGCGTTCCAATGCGCACAATGTTGGATTTGAGGCGCCGATCGGATGCAAGCAATGCAGCGCTGCCGATTTGGCCTGCCAATCCGAACAACCCCGACGCGTTGCTGGCTGCCTGGTTTGCCGCAATGCCATACCGTTGCATCGCTGCGGTATCTTGTGCCTGGCCGCCCTGGAAAATCGGAGCTGGAGCAACAGAAACGCCGCTGTAACCCTGAAATTGCGGAATGTTGACCTGGCCGCCCGAAAGCAGCGCGCTGATTTCGTTAACCGGAATGCTGCGAATGGCCGCTTGTTGCGCCAACGCTTGCTGCGCTGCCGTGTTGCGAAACGCCGCTTGAGCCATCGATTGCTGATATGCCTGCTGTTGCGCCGCGTTCTGAGCGCCAAAATAATCCATTAGCGCCTGTTGTCGCTGAGCAACAGCCTGGTTGGCCAACTGTTGTTGCGCCATAGTTTGATCGAAGATCTGTTGTCGCGCCAAGTTTTCCGCGGCCGTGCCACCAAGCAGTTGCTGATAGTTTTGTGCAGCAGCTTGGTTTCGGGCTTCTTGCGCCGCCATTTGTTGCGCAAATTGTTGCTGCAATGCCGCATTTTGCGCTTCGGTTTGCTGCAACGATTGACCATAATTTTGTGCAATGGCCTGGTTGGCCATCTGTTGAGCCTGTTGGCCCATGTCAAATTGCGCCAGCAGCGCTTCTCGATTGAATCCCTGGCCGGCCAATGCTTGTTGATATGCCTGCGCCTGGGCAGCGTTTTGGGCTTGCTGAGCTTGCAACGCTTGCTCAAAGTTTTGCCCGATTGCTTGATTCTGCGCTTGTTGCGCCTGTTGCTGGGTGCCAAACGATGCAAGCTGCGCTTGTTGGCCAAATTCACCGGACTGCAGCCGTTGCTGGAATGCTTGTTGCTGCGCTTGGTTTTGCGCGCCTTGAATTGCCAGCGCGTTTTGTACGTTTTGGCCAAGGCCCGTGTTGTACAAACCGGCCTGTTCCATGCCCATGCCAAAGCCAGACAGCGCCGCCTGGTTGGCAAACATAGCGCGGGATTGCTGTTCGTTAAATGCTTGTTGACGCGCAGCCTGGTCGATGCTGATGCCTTGCGCTGCCGCCTGCAGCACCAGGTCGTTTTCCTTTTGCGCTTGCGCAGCCATCGCCGCGTTATAGGCTTCGCCACCAGGTCGTAAACCCTGGTTGATAAGCTGCGTAAAGAGCTGCTGCCGCTCGCCTTGCAGCTGTGGCGACAATCGCGACAAGATCGCCTGCTGTGCCGTCATGCCGGCATTGGTCGGCGCTTGCGGCAAACCGGAAACGTCAATCTGTCGCTGCAGTTCTTCTTGCGGAATAAACTGCGCGGCCTGGCCAAATTGACCTTGCTGCAAAGCCTGGCTCGGTCCACCGATGCCCGACAGATCTAAACCCTGCAGATTCAACCCCTGCGGGCCAGCGCCTGCCAGGCCATACATGCCTGCGCTCGGCCCTTGTTGAACGCTCGGGCCGCTGTATTGGAATTGCGACAGTTGACCAGGACCAGGGCCTGCGCCAGCTACGCCAAATGCTGTGGATGACGGCGCACTTTGCGCCCCGGTCGGGCTTACGTTTGCATATGCTTGCTGCTGCGAAAGCGCCGATGACGGGGTAAACGCAGCGCCCTGAATCGCGTTAACGCCTTGGGCGCTACCTTCCCTGGTAATGTCATACGGCGAAATGACATTGCCAAATGGCGCTGTCGGCGCGTACTGCAGCGACGGAATACCGCTCGGGTTAAACGCCGAGGCAATTCCTAGCCCGCCTAGCCCTTGAGCAGCACCCGCTGCAGCTTGCGACATGTACAGCTACGCAAGCTCTTGTTGTCGCAACGCTGATTCGGCATTCGGATTGATCGTTTGCCGTACGGTTGGCTGCTCAATGTAGGACGTGTATTGATCTTG